TGACGTGGACATTATGCTGGAAAGCAAGATGAAGGAACAAGCTTTGTTGAAATATGTTGATGAAATCCAGTGAAAAAACACGGAAAAGCGTGACCTTCGTTGAAAGGATCACGCTTTTCCGTGGTGTGTGCATACGAAAAAAATAAAGAAGTGGTGTGAAGACGTTCGGATCAAAAACTGTCAGTGTGTTGGTCATCAAGGTGCCTGATATCATACAGTTTTGTTGGGATTTCACGGAGGGATCCATTGATGGTCAGTAAAATCTCGTTCTGGTAATTTTCCCAGGGAACAGGATACGTTTCATCAATTCTCCCATTAAGCATGATAATCAAGCTATTCAATGCGTTGATCGTATAGATCGTGTTTGTTTCCTTTTTTCTATGAATGCTGATCGTTTTGTCCAAACGATTTCTTTTGTGCTCCTCCTGCCTTTTCTCAATGTTGTATGTGCAAAACAGATCATCCGGATTTTCCTTGTCTTGAAGAACAAAGATTTTGCCAAAGATCACGTCATAGTGATTTTGAATATCCGAAAGTGTTTCCTCTACATCATCTTCATTGGTGAAGGTGCATAACAGTTGACTTGACATTTTATTTGTGGGTTAGTTTTAACTGAATTCCATGTGTGCTTTCAAACTCAAGCACGACAAAATGCATCGCGCGTGTTTGAGTTTGAAAAAATGCGAATAATAATGATGATGATGATGATAACATCATATATGCGAATGTGAAAACTTTTTCACATAAAACACACGTTTGTTGATTTTATATACCCAGCAAACAAAATATCCACCATCATCTATCCAAGATCATGGTATGATTCTTGAGTTTTGGTGCATTTTACCTTGATTCCATTCCATTCCATGACCTTGAATATGGTATCATGTAAATCTGGAGTGTCTCTCTCTTGAGAAATGTCAAATAATAGTGAATCATACGTGTACATGCAAAGATTCACGCCATCCATGTCCAGTGTTGATTGCAAACGTTTCATGACAATGGACATGACTTCCAATTCAAAGGCTTGGAGCATGTAGTTAAACACTTTTGATGTGGACGGGTCTTCAATATCACTGATGCGTCTTTTGAAAATGGGTGTTTGGATGTGACCGTATCGCTGATATGCGTTCCACAATCGTTGTTTGAACGTTTTTACATCTGCAAAGAACCCGGATAAAGCAACACTCGGGTTCACAGTTCCATATAGGTTGCTAAAACTTCTTTTCTTGGATTCTTTGTATTGATCAGGAGTTAATGATGATGATGTCTTGAAGTAATACGCGGTTCCAAAGTGCTCATGAACATTGGTGTCATATGATAATTTGGCAAGTGGGTCCCCATCAATCAATTTTGAGATGAGACGAAGATGAAATGCATCATAGTCATATGATGCCAATGTTCCGTTTGGGAACCGGGATGTGTATGCTTTTCGCGTTCCATCTGATTTGTTGATCGCGGCATAGTTCACGCCCCCAAATGCATTGCTCGGGCGTCCCGTGGATGTGTTGTATAGATCGTAACTCGGGTATACAAGGGAATCGTCATCAATAAGGTGGGCCTTTGATTTTCCGTATTTTTCAATGAACACGTCTCGGTCAACATGAATTCCAACTCGTTCCATCGTGTAAAATGGCATGAGAACGTGACTGTGGTGCCGAGAATAAGACGAATCTCTTTTTATGGGGTCAGCCTCACGCAAAACTTTGAACGCGTTAGAAGCCATCTGACGGGCTTGTGAGACGATGTGATAAATGGGCACGTGCGAAAGTGGGCGATACAACTTTTTGAAGCGCGGTGGAAATTTGATGTGAGACGTGATGATGGATGCGCCGTTTGAATGCTGATAAAGATTGATATCATCTATATTGGAAACCGCACCGGATGTCAGATGCAACAGTTGCTTTTTGTTGATGGTCCATGCATCAACACCATCCAGAGCAACATTCAAGCCATCAAGAAATTCATCATCACACACGGACACTCCTTCATGATGCATTCCAGGAACAAGCCATTCGTGCCCATCCAACGTTTTGATGTAAATCAAGTTAAGGTGATCCATTTTGGGATGGATGTCGTAACTGGTTGGGAATGCAAAAACCACAACAGGGCATGTTGTGGTTGCAATAGAACTTAGAAATTTTGTCGTGTGATCTTCAAGGATTTCCATTTGGTGAAAATGAATTATTGTGATATTGCAACAGGTTATTTCCGAGAACGCGACTGATGCCACTCATTTCTGGTTCGTATACGCGTTCAATCAATCGTTTATTGGTTTCCCGAACGCCTCGTTCAATGGGATAACCGAGATCATTGTCAACGGGTTCCACAGATCCCCGAATTCTCCATTTCACCACGATTGCTTGGTATTCTTTTTGAGAGATCCCACGGCCTCGCAATGCCCAACTCTGATATTGCCGTTCGTCAACTTCAAATGGCAGGCGTTTTGCGGGGTGGCGTCGCTTCAAGAAATACCGGGTCATGTACCCCCGCTGATAATCTTGTTCAGTGGGCTTGGGGGAAACAGTACGCGGTTGCTTGGGATCATAAATTTCTTCCGAAAAAATGGATGCCTGTGTACGTTTGTATTGATTTTTCATGAAGCAAGCGGGTTTGAAGTCACAAAATTGGCTGAAAGACTGGTTGTCCATCCATCTCGGCTGATGTTGTGCGACACGCTGTTGATCTGGTACACACCTCCTTTGAATGGACGTGGAAGATTTGCAACTTTGATGCTTTGGAACGAACGAATGCCGCTAATACCTTGGATGGTGAGATCCACGGTTACAGGAACAACTTGGTTTGAGTTCCGGGGGGAACTGGGTGATGTATCATTCAGAACTTGTTGCTTGAATTCGTCTGCTTCATCTGATGAATAAACATATCCATCCAATGACGGTCTTTTATATCCCAGTTTGATTTCTTGCTCTGTTGCTGTTCCTTGAGAAACGTTTTGTTGGGCTTGAAAGTCAAGGTCTGTGAGCGGGCGTTTCAATGCCTCTTCTACAGCGGATGAACTATTTTGCGGCGATGCTTTTTCATTGCCGCTTCGCACAAGGTTTTCACGAATGGGGTCTCGGATGCTCCCAAACACTTCTTGCAATACACCTTTTTTGCCATTGAAGATGCCACCTTCTTCACTTCCCGTTTCATTGAGTTGAGTTCCAATGAACATTTGCGCTTGGAACACACTGTCCAAATCAAAGTTGAAACTGAAATCATCAACAATGGTGTCTGTTGTATACGGGAAAAACTCATATGACGTGTCCCGACTTTCGTCAGCAGATTGAATGGGTGAATTCAAATCCACGACGGTCAACACGTTTCCTTCTATTTGAATTGAAAAGTTCCATATCTTGAAACATGAAATGCTGCACGCTTGGAGAATGCGTTCAATCGCATCCACAATCAACGTCTCTTCTTTGAACACTTGTTTGACGAAATCAATGTTCAAGTAAAGATTCCATAGGTATCCAGTTCGGTTGTTGGGAAGATCCGGGGCGCTTTCTTGTGGTGTCCCACCAAACGGTTTTTCACGGAATCCCGATAAATCAAGACCATTTCCAGTTCCACTTTGCGGTGCCACCATGCATTTTCTCAAATCGGTTGTAAGAAGATTGGGATAATATCCGACAATCGTGTTTTTGTTGTTGAATCGGTATATCTCAATATTGTCATCCTCCACTCCAAGATGTTGGTTGATGACATTTTCTTCAAAAAACCCCCAACTCATGAATGAATATTCATCAATGCGAACCAAGTTCCCTCCCTTTGCACTTTGAACCCGCCGGGGTGATGACAATGCAGTCTCAAAGTCATTTTCAGCAATGGAATCCTCCCACAGATATTCAAAGACGGTGGGTTTCTTTTTTTCGTTGTTGGAATTTCGTCGTTCAAATTGATTCCGAATCTGAATTCCGAGCATACTGGCATTGGGAGCCGTGAATTTGGTCTGACAATCAAACCCACCATCGGAATTGTATGACGCGTCAAATCCACTGATTTGCCCCGCAAAGATGCCATAACGGCCTTGCCCGCGTTTCTCGTACCGAACAATAGGAAACAGCGGACGGTTTTCGTTCACGGTTTCAGGATTGACGGTATACGGTTGTCCCTTGACTTGACCTGCTGTGAACAACTCCCGTCGCGCTTGTTGATCATTAACGTCCAATTCAATTCCAGCGGGTGCATCTTGCCACCCAAAATCAACGATCACCGTGTTTCCAGGAACCATGAAATATGGAATCAGTTCTTCAAACTGATTGGGTGTCCAACATTTCCAGTTCACAGTAACATCAAGATAGCTATTTTGATATTCAATGGATATACTTTCTGCACCCGGTTCCGGACGCAATGCGCCGCCCCGTTCGCCATCGTACTGCTGGAAAAATCCTCCTTGTGGTTGACTTTGTCCAAACTGATACGTTCCACTGGATAGAATTTTCCCTTCGGGCTGTCCTTCCGGTTGGACATTGGAGATGAATCGGAACCACGGTGTTCGTGGTTGTTGAAATCTCTGTGTGTTGTTTTTGCGCAAATCAAGCTCGTCTTGAATAAACTTGGGAAGCGGATAAAGGAGTTCCATGATTTTTGTGTTGGGTTCACGAATTGAGTTGATCTAATCGTCGTAGAATCCGAGATACTTCATTGCGCCGTGGGATTCTAAGCTGCGTTTGGCTGTCAACGAAAAAATCCGACACATTGTTAGCCCTTGCAATGATCCACCACAACGTGCTATCATCATAATAACGCTTTGCAACAAGGTCTAACCGATCTCCATATTCTACCAGGACGTGAGTAAATTCAATATCCATACGATCAAAATCAGGAAGGATCGTACTGCTGAACACACGAGTTTCTTCATTGGGCTTTGTTTGTATTGAGTTGTTTCTGTATCTTCCGTTCATGAGTTATATTCTTGGCGTTTTCAATCCTTGTGAGTGATGTCATACACCTCCATAGTTTGATCATGGCGATTCTTAACTGTGATATTGACAATTTCTCCGTGTTCTGAAAACTTATCTTTGATTTCATCGTACATGGCCCACACGATTTGTTCACCAAGTTCAACACTGCATGAGTCGTGTCTGGTAAATCCAATACTGAATTTTAGCGTGATGTGGTCAACGTGTTTCATGGGCATGCTGGATTGGAATAAAGTCATTTGGGTGTGTGTGTGTGTGTATAACAAGGATAGGTGTGGAAATAGTGATTTTTTTCACAAACTTTCATCGGGAATGATGTCAGCATCAAAATACTTGTCCCCTGCGTTTGGGAATTCACGTTCAATGAGTGTGTATGTGGTTGAAATTTCAACCTGTTTTGGCAGTTGGCGGCCTGCGGCGGTTTCCCACGGACTATCATCCGGCATTGTGAAATCCAAACTTTGAATGAATCCGGGATGTTTTCGGTATAAGTTTCCTATGGTGAGACGCAAAAATGGTGCAATCATGTATGCACCACCTCCTTCCAACGTTGAAAAATTGCTTGGATAAACAAGACTTTGCAGGTAATTCAATTTTGTCCACTGCGACTCCAATTCTTTTTGAGATCCGGCAAATGCAGTAAAGCTAAAACTAAGTTGTCTGCTGTTCCCCCCATAAATATGATATTGCTCGGGTCTTCCAATGTATTGTGTACTGTTCCAGTTTACGCTGTTGCTAACGCTGATACCCGACACATAGCTACGGAATGCGATTCGCTTGTTGTTGACAATGTCGTAAAAGCGAAGCGGAATGATGTCTTGAAATTCTTCCCCCTGATCATTGGTCAGCACGTCCGGATCATCATCCGAAGACACATCCTCAATTCCAGTTAAATTAACCAAATCTTCATCCTTTTCAGATACCGAGTGATTTGGATACCCATACGATGTTTCTCCGCTTGACTTTCTGCGATACACAACACGATATGTTTCATCGCCTTGAAACGTTTCATCACGGGGCGCATCTTCCGGCGGCTCGCCCTGAACTGCTGGATGGAATGGACTCACAGCATTTTCCTGAGCATCCACATTACCATATGATTTTGCATCACGGGCTTCTGCTTCACGTCGCGTGCGCTCCAAGAGCGGGCTTTGTTGACCTCCATCATATTCATTGTCAAGAAACACTTGATACGTTCGTATTGGGTTATACGCATCAAACAACTCTTGACTTGGACGTTCTTGGATTCCCAAACGGTTGAATGCAATCTGGGATCCTGATCGGGTTCTCATTCCAATAAATTGATTGCGTTCTCCATCAAGAATGGCTTGCTGTTCGGCTTGGAATTTCTGAAGCCCATCCGGAAGACGGCTGAAAAAGTCAGGTCGCAAACTTTGCACTTGGTTTGCAAGAATGGTTTGTGCTCGCTGTCTGTATTCGGCTCCTGTAATTCGGTTTGGAATGTTTCCGGGGCCGCCCAAATCGGGTGTCTGATTGACAAGATACCCTTCACCATCCGTGAGATCACGGATTTCATCTTCCCACTTGCTGCTTTTGGGAACATTTCCAATGTCTGAAATTGCTTCCGTGAGACCGCCGATGCCATTCACGATATTTCCAAGAATGCCTTCGCTTGCATCCACGTGGCGTGTGTCAGATACCAACCACGTGGGTGCCGAATTGCGAATGGCTGCCGGATCATAAAACCGGGTGAGGCGGCGTGTATTTTGTGTTTGCTTGGTCGCTTCTTCAGCAGAAAATAAAATGCCCTTTGGGCTTGCAAGAAACGTTCCAAGACGTTGCTGATCATCGGCTGCTGCACGTCCTGGAATTGCAGGAGTGCCCGCCGGAATATCTGCTCGTGTGCTGTCAGGTCTCACGGTCACAAAGGGTTCTTGGAATCGCCCACCCAAATCAAACTTCTCAAATTCTTGATCTCGGGCTTGCTGATTTTGTTCATCCAAACGAGATTCAGAGCGTTCTTGAATGTCCAAATCATCAATTGTGGAAAGAGATCCCGAATTCTCTGATTCCCGAACTCCATCGGGATCTTGTGTGTTGTCGGATGGGATGGTCTCGGAAACGCCCGGATCTTGGGGTGAAATTATCCGCTGTTCTGGGATATTCACTCGCTGCGATTCTCGTTCAATTTCTTGATCCGAAATGTCCACTTGAAAATTGTCATCATCACGAAAATTATCGGGCGGTTGATATTGAATATCATCAACCGATTGGACTTGGATGTTGCCTTCTTGAACAGCCAACTCCAAATCATGATCTTGTGGCACGATCTGATTGCGCCGTGGAACTTCTTGGACGCGGGGATCGGTTTCCGGGGTTTCTTGGTCAGAGGATTTCAATTCGGTTGGGTCTGACAACGGGTTTTGTGACACTTCAAGACTTCGTGGTTCGGTGGAAACACCATCAATAGATTCAGAAACAATGTTTCCCCGATTTTCAACAAATGGAATGTTCACCTCCCGAACTAACGATGGGATATTTCGTTCGCGTGATACATCCGGGGCTTGTTGCTGAACATTCGCGTCACGTGGAAATCCAACATTCGGATCTTGGGATTCAATATTCCCAGCTTGTTCAGGAATTTCGGGGGTTTGTCCGGGTTGAGGTTCAGCAGGACTCGGAACGGTTATATTTGGGCGTTGCGATTCGTTAGAAGATTGATCTAAAGACGGATCAATATCAGGATCTTGGCGTTGGATGTTCCCAGACTGTTTTGGAATGCCGATAAGCAAGTCTTTGAAATTTGACATATCATCCAGATGCTATGAGTGAATTCGTTGAGTTGCGACGTCGCAATTGGTCTGTAACTTTCCGCCCGTCCAAGTAAACATCAAATGCCCCTTGTTGGATCAATTGTACAATTTGTTTGTTGCTCTCAAGGATGGCAGACAATGCATCTACAACCGTGGAATCTTTATTGCGTGATTCCAATGTTTCATTCTGATTTACCGACCTAACCGTTTGTTGGTTGCTGGTGTTGTTGATGATGGTTTGATCTGTCTCGGATGTTGCATTCACAGCCTGGGGAGTCATCACGTTGGCTGATGCTGCAACCGTTCCAACCGATTCAGAAATTCCCGATATTTGAGATTGAATATCTTGAGAAGAAAGACGTTGAATGCTTGAAACCAATGATTCAAGCGCATTAGACACCATCAAGATTGGATCTGCATAAGATGCAATACTTTCCAATTGATCCGTGAATCCAATTCCAACAAAGTTTGCAAGCCCGGAAACGATTCCCCCTGCGGTCAACGTGGTCAAAGCACCAGCCAGTCCTGCAATTCCTGCTGCTGCAACGGCAATTTGGGGTCCAGCGCTTGCAACTTGAACAATTCCGTTAAACATGCGATCTAAGATATCAACAGCCGTCTGTCCCAACGAAACAACCGCGCTCAAAAATCCTTGAACCAGCGTCTCTATGATAGGAACCACACTGTTTGCAAGGGTCAAAAATGCTTGACTCACATTATTGAGAACATCGGCAAATCCACCTGCAAGAATTTCTCGTGCAGGTCCAAGTGATTCAATCAGGTTCGCCAATCCATTTGACATGAGATTGAATGCACCTGCAAGTCCGATTGCAGTTAATGTAAATGCAGCAAGACCAGCAAGTGTTGTGGGGTTGGCAATGGGAGCCAACGCCTGTGCAAAACTTGTGAATGCTTGTGCAACACCCGTCAATGCGCTTTTGAGAACCCCGGTGATCAAATCAATGAATCCTGTGAGAACGCCTTTGATGGATTTGAGTGTAGATTTGAAGAATTTTCCGAATCCAGATATGGATTTGCTGATGATTCCTTGACCACCGCCACCACCAAATCCAAGCGTGTTCACAAAAACACTTGCAAGTTTGAACAGCCCCGTCGCGATGACCCCCCCTGCAAGAATGGATCCAATGTTTTGGAACTCCAATGCAAACCCGGCAAGACTTGCTTTTGCGCCGGTGGACGTTTTTTGAACGTTTTCAAGAGAAGATATTGCCCCCCCAAACATGTCAGTCACGGATGACCATGCAGACACCAGCATTTCAGATTGTCCCACGAAATCAGATATGTTGGTTGTTGCCCATGAAACCCCATCTGAAAGAAGCGCAACAAGATCCGCAACAACTGTAATTCCACTTGCAACTAAACCCAACACCGATTCCAATGCTTCAAACACAGGAACAAGATTTTCGGACACCGTGAAAAGCAAACTTGAAAATTGATTTTGAAGCCGTTCAAGAGCCGTGAAACTTTCGGTTGCAGCAAATGCATCTGCAAAACTAACATCGCCAGACTCCACTTGTTCTGACAATGATGCAACGCTGTCTTCCGTTTGCTTGGCTTGCTCGGAGATGCGTTGCAACTGCGTGACCCCAATGTTGAACGCGCTTGCAACCTCTTGTTTGTCAAGGAAACTCATGTCGTCAAAGTTGATGCGCTCCAACTCACGGGACAATGTGTCTGTAAATTCATCCGTTCCTTGGGCTGCACTTTCAACCAAACTTTGTGCGTCAAACTGAATGCCGGTGATCACGCTTGCCTGTGCGATATTTTGAAACGTGGATGGAATGTCACTCAAGAATTGTTCTTGAATTCCAACCACTTCTCCAATGTTGGTTCCGAGTTGACGCGCTCGCGCCGCTGCACTTGCAAGCTTGTCTCCACTCTGACCGGAAAACGTGGCAAGTTTTTCTGCGTTATTTGCAATATCTTGAAACACCGCTTTTGGAGCAACCCCCGCAATGTTTGCAGCTTGAATGGCCGACGTTTCCAAACTGCGGCGTGTTGTGCCGGTGAGTTCTGCAACATCTTCAAACTGTGTGACAAACGTGGCTGCTTGCTCTCCACTCACTCGCAAACGCCCTGCAATGGCAGTGACTTCTTGGTTGATCTCCGATTGCGTGCTCTGAAGTGCGCGTGATGCGGCTTGAATGCTTCCAAATTGTTCCGTGAGTTCAACGCTGGCATCAACCAAATCGTCAAATTCAAGGCCAGAAAGAGCAGCCTGCCTGCGAACTTCAGTCAGGTTTCCAACCAATTCTTGGGACTGGTCCACACTCATCCCCGTTTGTTCAACGAATTTTGATGTTGCGTTGTTCAACGTCAAAAACTCTGCAATAACAAGTCCAACCGTTGCAAGTCCCAGTGCCCATACGTTGAATGCTGATGCAATCGTGTCTTTCCACCCGGTGGCTATTTCTGCAAGTTGCAATGCGGGAGCCGCCGCGTCTCCCAATCCGGTGTTCAGTGCTTCAGACACACCACGTCCTTGTTCAATTTGATTTGTGAATCCTTGTTGAGCATCTTGGGCCACTGAAAAGTTTTGTTCCAAGAGTCCGAGAAATTCTTGTTGTTCTTGATTTTGTTCTTGAAGGTTTTCAATGGTCTGCTCTTGAAGGTCGTTGAACTCTTCTTCAAGTTGCTTGCGTTCAATGGATCCATCCACAAACTGCATTTGGAGATCGTTGGCTTGTTGGATGTATGACGCAAGCTCTTGGGTTAGATTCGTGAAGTCTTCAACATTTTCTGTGCTTTCAATGCTTCTAATCACCTCGGGGCTGATGATCGCTTCTGCGAATGATTCTCCAATGCTTTCAAGCCCGGAAATGGAGGATAGAAAATCGGGAAGCTGTTGGGAAGCGGCTTGTCCAACTTCTTGAGTTGATTCAATGGCTTGAATCAACATTTCGGCACTTTCAACGCGTTCCTGTTCAGTTTCGTCCAATCGCTCAACGGTTTCTTGCAATTGTTGCATGGACGACCCCACACCCCCGGATGCTGAACTTCCGAAGGTGTTTTGAAACCCTTCCATCAATTGATCAAAGCTGATTGGCATGTTGGACCGCGTTTTATTTCTTTATATCTTCATTTGAACCGAATTCCGGTATCTTCCCGTGTTTTGTCAACTGCTTTCTTGACCTTTTCACGGTTCTTTTCAAGTTGGTTGATTGCATCCCGGATTTCCGGGTCACTGTTTTTGAGTTGGTTGATGTATGACTTCCTCGCACTTTCTCCTGAAATGATGTCTTGGAGGAAACTCCAAATGCCTTCTGATATATTTTTCATTGTGTTGATGGTTGTTGTGATTCACGAATCTTTTGCTTTGCGGACTCTGGCAATTCAAACTCCGATGCTTGAGCCGATTTATTATTGTTGTCTGGGGAATAAATCCGAGGATCGTGATTCAGGTGTTCATTTTTAACTTGGGTTGGATCACCAGGTTTGATGTCATCTGGTAGTTGAGACTTGGTAATGTCAAATTGCTTGGAGGCGGATTCTTTCTTTGCTTGTTCACGCTCATTGTCCATGATCTCTTGAATTTGGCGTGAATACAGGCGGCGCATATGCACTGGAACGTGGTAGTATAACTCGTTCCAACTATATCCGCCGTTGCTATAGTAGATCAGTTGTGTGATTTCCCGATGAACCTTGATTATGTAGTCATCTCCGAAGGAAAAAAAAAGTCTGGTTCAATGCTGATTGGAACACTGTCAATCCCCCCGTTATTGTTTTCATACTCATATGTCATATCAATATCCGGTGTCACATCATCTATGGCCCCTCTCAGAGACATGCTATCACGTGCAAGCATGTTATCCACATATGACCCAATGTCTTGATTTGAACCGTTTACAGACACGATCTGATGCTTCAAACGAAGTGTGACAGTTGGCGATGGTCCTCCCGCTTGCTTGAGTTTTTTCGTCTCAAACCGAATGTCTCGTTGATCTGCATGACGCAGGAGACGAAACTCAACAGTGTCTTCTGAAACGGGAAGCGTATGTTCAAAGGTTTTTTGGTGTTTTTCATATGCATCAAAGTTTATTTGCTTGTCCTTGATGTCGGTCAAATCAATGGTGGCGCGCCGAGACGACGTTTCACCCGGTGGCGTGAAACTGAAGGTGTATTGGGGACCGTATGCCATGATACGAGTTGCAACCACGGCAGCAGATTTGTCTCCAACAAGCATGGTATCTAAATTGACGTTATCATTGACAATGACAGATTTCAAAAGGCGGTCCAACGTTTCACCCTTCTGTGCATATTGCTTGTCGGTTAAAATATCCTCGTCACTTGCAGTCATGTAACGAAGTTCTAATGTTCCGGATGATAATGGATCATCCGCATCGTAAAAGTACCCTTTACTTGGTAGTTCAAAAGATTGTGTTTTCATTTGAAACGCTCGGTCTGTTTGTTATTGGTTCAAAATCCTCCGGTAGATCCGAAAAATGTTGGTGATATAATAAAATATACTACATCACACGTGTATGTAATACAGCGGGAAGAAATTCAAGACTGTCAAGGAACCCCGGTATCGTATGTGCCGCTCTGAAAAGATGGTGGGGCATGGGAATAACTTGGAATGGTGTCCGTATTGTCGTTTGAATTGTTCCAATATACTACTCACGCATTTCACAACATACCTTTTTGCGGTTCCGGATGTTATATCATAATAAATCAGGGACTTCAGAATCATCGTGGTACGCCTGTTTATGAAAAATAAGTCTGTATGCAATTGTTCCAATATGCGCTTTCACTGCCATTGAAATTGTGCAGGGATCGTGTCCAACGACAAATAGTTGGGTTTCATGGGATAAGATAATATAGCTCTTCAAAAACTCAATCTCTTGATCATGAAATGTTTTGCACTCGCGGTAAAACGAACAAAATCAATGGCGTCCTTATCAACAATTTTTTCGTTGATCACTCTATTCATGCTTTCTATTTCAATTTTGTGTCATATTGAAACGCCGTACCGATGATATAGCGTGCAACATCATTAAGGGTTTTTTCAGGATTTTTGTCACCATCCACGGTCCATGTTTCTTTCAGCGATCCGGGAGCCGGGTTTTGTGGGGTATGAATTGCAACTTCAAACTCAACATCGTGATTGTAATACACACTCGTTAGCGAAACAGAAACTCCGATGTCCGAACGTGCATATCCATCAAATTCAACATGTGATGTGCCATTGTTGTGCGTTGGTCCATGCGTCACTTTCACATTCCTGTCACCAACGTTTCGCTTGACCTGATTCAAAATCATGTTGATGCATTTTTGAAGAAACCTGCCGATTTGAAAATCGGCAGAAAACTTTTGCGGTGTGTTGATTCTCTCGTTCAACACCGAGCGGCTGTCAATTTCTTGTTCAACCAACTTTTGAATGACCGTTCTGATCCTACGTTGTTGTCTATTCATTTTTTGGAAATTTTCCAAGTGAATTGCTTTTTCAAATAGGTAGGGTCAAACCAAACAAACGACTCGCAATCCCACGTTCTAAATTGTGTCGTTTGTGCAACAGCCTTTGATATGTAAAATGCATCAAAATGATGGGCAATTTGGACCCAATCAAGCATATCTGTTTCTCTCCATGTGGAACGAAGTCCATCGTGTCCCCATTTCGCGTATACATCATCAATTTCAGAGACTCGGTTCACAGACAAAATGCGTGGTGATCCGACAATTGTAAACATGTGAACGTATTTTGCACGACGGACGAGATGGTTCGTTTTGATGAACTCCCACCAATCACTTGTCCATTCACCGTGTGGTCGGCATGCCGTTGATGTCCACAACCCCTTTGATGGTTTGTTGACGTGATGAAGGCGTTCGTTCTCTTTGACTGGCGTGGGGGTAATCGTGTCCTGTTTTGATATGTGTATCTGCATGAACCATGAATGTTTGTGTGAACATGTGTGCGAAAAATAAAAAGGTGGAGTCTCACCCTTGTCATATGAGACTCCACTCTGTGTCGGGGTGACGATGTCACCCCGCGTCCATAACGGTCCTAAGTTATGGATGTTTCTTGAAAACGTTGATAGAAAACCTGGCCAACCACATATCCATAATAGAGACCAATCTTCGTGTTCATTTCATCATAGGGTTTCATCAAGCAAATCGTGAATCATATCATCCAATTCATTGAAATTATTATCCAACGAACCATCAACGGTGATCTTGAATCGGTTGATTTGGGGGCGACGTTCATCTCCAGCCATCAACTCAAGAATGTAAACGCCTTGTTTTGATGTTGCATTCAACGAAAGCGTAACCGGTGGTTGGTATGCAGGTTCAAATTCAAACTCATTTTGTGGACTATGGTATGACATATCCACGTCTTTAAATCCAAGATCACTCAAAGAGCTTTTAACGGCACGCACAAACGTGGCTTCATCGTCACGCGACAATGCTTCCCGATCAGAATGCATGGATTGTCGTGTTTTGGTTGCTTTGAATTCGTTGACGGCGTTCCGTCTGCTCATGGGCGGTCGTTTTCTGGTGTTCTCTCGTAGTTGTCTGCGTATCTCTTGGCGAACCAAGCGACGCAATTTTTGATTTTTCATGGGCTTTGTTGTTTTGTTGTGAATTTAATTGTGTGTACTCTCGCTTGCTTTATATAATACACGCGCTTCTTTTCTTTTTTTAGTCAATGTACTTGTAATCACGAAGATCCCCTGTCAATGAAGGCTTGTATTTCATGCGAGTGATAAGGCCATCCGAAATGCGCTCTTTTCTATACGTTCGGTATGCTTTCCGCGCTTTTGGAATCTGTTTGACAACGTCATAATAGAACTCGTCATGTCCACCTTTGATTGGCCCTGCTTTATATTCAGCCGGAAAGGTTTTGTTCATCATTTGTGCAGCCATTGGCGACATGCGATCATGAAGATTGGCAAAAACCTTGGCAATGGTTTTCTCTGAAAGGTAGCTAAGGTCCAAAAAGGCGACGTTGCCATGATCGTTCTCTGGGTTCATGACGAGCAAGTGCCGTTCAACGTCCCCTTTCGTTTTGTGGGGATATGAAAGCCTGATGAAGTCGCCAATTTTGAAATCATTGACTCCAATGTTTTTGACGGGAGTCATGTTACTGGCATGGTTATACCGGCCCCCTTCATTGATGAGTTGGCGGTTGATTTCTTCACGAATCAACCGCCGCAATTTTCGTTTTGTTCTTGATCTCATATTTCACATGTTATGTTCAAATAGTTTTGTGTGTGAATATATAACACTATTTGTATGTGTGTGGCTTTTTTCTAACGGTAGACGTCTTGACTCCGCCAATACGCATGTGCTCTGCTGTCGTGGACTTTGATATCTACGCTATAGCCGCTTCTGGCTGTGTCAATGGCTTCATCCATATCAACAATTCCAGGTTCGTCTGGCTGTGAGTCTCTCTTCAAGGTTTCAATTTCTTGACTGCGCTGCAAGTAAACTTCCACCGGTTCATTACCATACTCAAACGTCAATAGGATATTTCCCATTCGGTCCGAGACAATCGTTGCAGGAACATATGGATCAAAAGATGCTTCATTAAGTTGATGCCTAATTTCTTCACGAATCAAGCGTCGCAATTTGTTGGTTCGTGAACTGCGTCGGCGTGCTCTTCTGTGCTTTCTACGTCGTCTCATGGTTTGTGTGTTGTGACTATGTTGTTATTTTTTGTTTGATATCATCCGAATTTTCTTACGAAGTCCCTTGCAAACGTGTCGGAGTTCCAGATAAGGTACTTATCGTGAAACTTCTTCACGGATCAGTCGTCTCAATTTATTTATGTTGTGTATGTTTTTTACATATTCAATAATCTGTGGAAATCAGAACTTGTTGTTGGTTCCATTTTAGTTGAGTTTTTGATTCTCATATCTGAAAACTTAATCTTTGAAATTTGATTATTGAGATCAACCATAAGCTCTTTTACTTCGTGTCTTCTCACACTTTCATCAAATGTAATGTATACGTGACCATCGTGAAGAACATCCGCATACCCATCAAGATAGTGATTTGAAATTACATATTCAACATGTTTGGCTAAACGAGCGGCGGGTTCATCGGTTGTGTTATAGATTTGGAGAGTGGCCTCCCATAATTCGTGATATTTTGCGTTTCACGAAGTACTCGTGAAACCTCTTCTCGGATGATTCGTCTGATTTTTCTACCGTTCATGGCGTGTGTGTGTGTATATTTGATTTTTTCTACTGAAGAGCGCCAACTGTTGCGGTCAACACGAGCCGTAGTTTTCCTTGGCTTCGTGGAGCCACACCAACAATATTAAAACCAGAGTTTTGCAGGCCACCAACATAAAGAAGACTTCGTGCTCCAGATACAGAAACATCAATGCGAAGGCTGTTGCGGCCCTTCGGAAAAACATCCATGACTTCTATCTCTCCCGGAGTAACACTAAGATGCCGAGAAAGTGATTGTTTGATGCTTTCATCATCAATCCCTGCATACGATGAACCATATTCATCAAGTTGCATCTGAATCTCATCTTGAATGACCCTTTGCAATTTTCGTCGCATTTGTCGTCTCATTTTTTTGCTTGTTTTATTTGTGTGTGTGTGTGTGTGTGTGTGTGTGTGTGCATAAAACCCCTTGTTATACTGCTCTATATCATCAGTAGTTTTGAATTGGGTAATCGTATGCAAGGGACAATGAAATTTCCATTGGAGCATCATTATCAAAACTTGCTTCACCGAAACTTGCAGATGTTACGAATGCACCTTTTAGTTTCCACTCCTCAATTCGCGTTCCAGATGGATCAAGCGTATTGTAAATCACATCTTTCTTGTATACATTGCTGTATCCGTCACGTCCTGTGACTGTCTCATGGTGCAGACGAACCCATTCCATCACGGCTTGTGAACCACTTGGTGAAATGGGATCATATAAAGTGAGTGAAACATCCCCATAACTCACCTTGCCTTTTAGCTTGCGAGTCATGTTGATATGTGGAAGTTCAAGTGTATTGAAACTAATCTCTGGACGGCTCGCCTGCTTGATCAAATACGTAGGAACGTTTGTATCCCCCAATTTGAATTGAAATCGGTTTGCGACCTTTGGCTCAAACCGACTGAAAAGCATCTCATTTTGCTGTAATGTCTCAAAAGCCATGTTGGGTTTATGTTGAATCTGTGTTATTGGCGGGCAAAGTGCCCCATAACTTTTTTGACATTGCGTTCTACGAAATATATATGGGATTCATAAAAAATTTGCAGACCCGGAATCCAAATCAATGAACACCGAGTCCACAACCCATTTTTATCAGTCGTCAAATGTTGCTCCTGTCGGAAGAATGTTGAAGTCAATTTGAATGAATTCAGCGGTTCGGGTTGGCTGCAAAAAGATTTCCCCAACAAGGATGTTGCGATCCACAATCTCAGGCGGATTGTTTTCTCCATCCATCTTGACACGGAATGCTTCAAGTCCTTGCCGTTCTTGCACTCGGTCAAGATATGGTTCAACGAGGCTCACAAATTCTTGTCGCGTTTCTTGTGTGTTTTGCTCAAAATTCAAGAACCGTGCAGTAGACGCGATAAACTTTTTGGCTGCAATCAGCAAACGCCGAACATTGATACGATCCAACGCACTTGCTGCCGTTTGCAATGTTTTCTGTCCGAACACCACAACCCCTTGATCACTATAATCATTGATGGGGTTCACACGAGATTGATAAAGGCTGTCCCGGTTTGCTTTATTGAGTTTTTTGACCGCCTCACGCGCTTCAGGAATTCCTCCTCGCTGCATTCCTGCTGGTGCAAACCAAGGATCTTCAACCTGATCATTGAACGCATACACACGCGGAATCAACACACTTGGCGGCAATGCGACAATGCGATTTGTTGTGTTGTCCCGAACACGGAGCCACGGGAAGTACGTGCCCGCATAGCTTGTGTCAAGCCCAGAGACGGCCTGTGTGGCCTGATCAACCGTTTCGCGGGGTCCAACCGCATCAAGAATATAAAACGCATCACGGCGGCTCTCAACAAGATCAATGCCTGCTTCAACAACTGAAGGGTGCAGGTTATTTTGAATGCCCGGTGTCACCAAAAGATTGATATCATATTCATCTTGGTTTTCAAGAATGCCAATGGCATCAAAATATGCAAGGCTTCCAAAACTTTTAAACGTGGAGCAATCAAATCCTTGTGTGTTGGTTGCTGTAATGTCGTCTCCAACGTTAACGGGGTTTGACGGATTGTATCCATCAAATCCGCCCTGGAAGCCAACAATGAATTTGCGTTGGCTTCGTGTTGTGTTGTCAAAGCTATCCGTGTTGTCTGACGAGTTGTAACCAATCGTGTCTGAGAAATTGAAGGATGTTGTGATGTTCTTGGAATCTTCTACGTCAACACCACTTTGAATAGCATTCAAGAAATTCAAATTGGATTCATATTCAAAATCAAACCCGTAATGGATATTGTCGTCTGTTCGGTCGCCACCAGGTGCTACCTGAATCCAGTCCGCAGTGTCGGCAGCGGAGTACTCGGCATCAATCCGACTTTGTGATTCACGCAATTTAAGTCCGTGGGGAAGAATGCTGGTGTCGTCAATGTTATAGGGAAAGACGTAAGATCCGAATCCCCAAGGAACCAAGTTGGAGTTGTCGTTTTTGCCATTGGCATTTCCTCTTTCAACCTCTTCGTTGACTTCCACCCGAACATACGATGAAACGTTTTCGTATTCTCCACGAATATCAATACTTCCGTCAGAGTTAAACACCGTGGTACGATTTCCGATTGCACGTGGAATATAGTTTGGAGATTCAGGATCAAGTGTTAAATCCGTGTATGTTTCAAGAACGTCTTGGTTTTGATCCGTGTCATTGAAATCCCGAATCACAACATCAAAAAGGCCGTATTCGCTTCCTGAAACTTCATCGGGAGTTCTCACTTCTTGGATTGCAACTTTAATGTTACGATTTGCAGCACGCCCATCTGTCAAGGTGTGAAATCGGAACAAATCAACACACTCCTCCATGTTGGGTTGCTCTTCAAGAAGGTCTTGAGATTGAATCCACGGGGTTGATGCATTGCTGTATGCACGATTTTCATAATCAAGTGCATTACCACGACTCACAAGTTCCACATCAACATCCGGAATCACAGACTGATCAATGCCTTCTGCAACTTCATCATGAAGTTCCTGAAAGTTTGCGATTACGTACACTTCACGTGGGCCTTGAGGATCGGTGCCGAAAATGGATGTAATGTAGTTTCGCTTGGACGGGTCAAGACTGACCATGTATGCGCGACCATCAATGTCAAGCTGAAAATTGGTGAATGTGCCTGACGTGATGGAAATGTTGG